ACTTAGAACTTTTTGACATCGTTCAAGCCGTTAGCGCTGTCGTTGACGGTTATACGCCAGATTATTCGACGCCATACGTTAAGGTCCGCGAGGTTCACGATGTTGATCACGATAACGTTTTGGTCTGGAATATTGTATTCGTTTCCACGGTAACCGACGAAAATTCGTCCAGGTTCAACGATTTAACGATTACAACGCCGACAATGATCGAAATTAACAGATCAATCGATATTGATAATATTATTATTCGAACAGGCGACGGCGTTTAAAATATTATTAGTATATTCGCGAACTCATACTTTTCAACTTTTATTTGTTTTTTTTTAGGTGGAAACGGGAAATAATTAATTTTGTTTCCCGTTTTTGTTTTCCCTTGCGAACCGAAGATCGTTCCAAATAGTCGACGGCCTTAAATATAACCTTTCAGCTATTTGATTAATTACATATTCTGTCTTTTCGTTGGAACGTTCGTTTAATTCTTTTAAAACGTCTTTTCGTCTTCTTTCGATGTCTGAATGATTCTTTTTTCCGCTCATGGTTTTATTTACTTTATTGTATCAATTAATGCGCGTAAATATACGAAATTAATTCTTTGGAAAATATACTTTTATAGCATGGATTTAAAATTCGTAAAAAATAGTTTTAACGACGGCGTGGCCGACGTTTTACTTTATGGCCCTATCGGAAGGACTTTCGACGAATCGACACAAAATTATGTCGGTATCGACGGCGAACGATTTGCCGAAGAAATTCTTTTCCTTAACAACTTAGACGAAGTTAAAAAAATCAATATTCGTATTAATTCCGCTGGCGGTTCAATGTTGGACGGATATTCTATTTTTAGCGCTATTAAGAACAGCGCGAAAGAATGTAATACATTTATCGACGGGATAGGCGCTTCGATTGCTGGGGTAATATTCCAAGCGGGCGCGAAACGTTATATTAACGATTTCGGTAAATTAATGATTCACGAACCGAGTATCGGGACACAATACGAACTACTTTCAGACAAACAGAAAAAAATGATTGATTCGTTTTCCGACACGTTGGAAACGATACTTGAAAATAATTCGAAACTAGATCGCGCGACAATCAAAGAAATGATTTCCGCGGAAACATGGCTTTCAAGTTCTGAAGCTATCGAAAAGGGGTTCGCCGACGAAGTTATAAACACTGGGCGAATTCTTAACACGTTATCGACTGAAGAAATTCTTTCAGTTGCTAACGAAATCAATATCGGCAATAATGCAAATAATATAAAAAAAGTTCAAAAAATGGAATTAGTTAAAAACCATTTGGGACTTAATGACGCGAACGCGACAGAAAAGGAAATAATTTCGGCTATCGACGGAATTAAGAATTCTTTGAACGAAGCGAACGAAGTTATTAAGACTAAAGAAAACGAAATCGCTTCAAAAGATAGCGAGATCGAAGACTTAACGAAAATCAACAACGACATGTCGTTAAAGGTTGCAACGTTAAGAGTTGAAAACGCTATCGAAAAGGGTATTTTCGAAGAAAGCAAAAAAGCGGAATTAATCGAAACGGCTAATAACAGCCTTGAAGCTTTCGACGCACTTGTTTCGGCTTTCAAAAAGCCTGTAAACAAAATTACAAACGTTATAAACTCGGATCCAAAACCAGAGAAAACGTTTAGGGAATTAGAGAAGGAAAACCCTTCTAAGTTAGAACAAATTAAAAACGAAAACCCGTCTTTATATGCTGAAATGTATAAAAAACAGTACGGAGTTGAAATAAAATAATTTTTAAAATTTTAAAAAAATGGCTTTACAACAAGAAATTTGGGTTCAAGATATTAAAGAAACCCTACACCAAGGAAGTGAGTTCGTAAAAACAGGAACGGACCACAGCGCTTTCGTAGCGAATAAAACGGTTCACATGCCACAAAGTGGGGCGATGACGACTATCGAAAAGAATCGTTCGTCTTTACCTGGGACAATCGCTCAAAGAACAGATACAGAATTGACGTACAACTTAAACGAGTACACGACGGACCCTGTATTAATCACGGACCTTGACGAGTTACAAACGTCTTACATGAAAAGACAGTCTGTTATGTCGCAACATATTAACGCGATTAACGAGAGAATCGGAACGGAAGTTGCTTACGAATGGGCGCCAAGTGCTTCAGCTTCTTTAGTATTAAGAACGACAGGAAGCGCAACGGCCGAACTTCCAAACGCTACGGCAACAGGAACACGTCTTTTAACTACGAAAGAAGACATCGCGAAAATGGCCAGAAAATTAGACCTTGACAACGTTGCGAAAAACGACAGATATTTGGTTTTACCTACTTCAATGTATTACGAACTTTTCGGAATCGATGCTTTAATTAGAAACGATTTCGGACGTGCTATTAATATGATTGACGGGCAAGTTAACGAAATATTCGGAATGAAAGTTTTCATTCGTCCAGAAGTTGTTCAATTCAACGAAGTTGCTGCGGGGGTTAAAAAAGCGGTTGGAGCTGCTGACGCTGTAACGGATTGTTTAGGAGCTATCGCTTACCAAAAAGCGTCTGTCGCTTCAGCTTTAGGGGCTATTAAGGTATTCGCAAATGAAGACGTTGCAGAATACTACGGCTCTGTTATGTCCGCTTTAGTTATGCACGGGGCTAAAAATTTACGTTCTGATAATAAAGGAATCGTTGCTTTGGCACAAGGATACGTTGCGCCATAATTAAAACATGGTTAAGAATATGGAAAAAATACATTTGTTTTTCGCGTCCAATACGGGCGCGGAAAACGTTTGTTTAACTTCGGACGGAATGTTATTCAAACAGGAAAATTTCAGCTTTGCCGTTGCACATTCGCAACGATTAAGCGATCCAAAAGTTAAAGTTTACGGAAAGAACGAAACGTTCAAGGAATCGAAAAAAAATCTTTTTTATCCTGGTTCTAGTTTTGAATTCATTCTGTTAACTGAAGACAAGGACGAAACTCCGACGCCTTACGACGGACTTAAAAAATCCGAATTGCAAGACTTAGCGGAAAACCTGGAAGGATTCACTACGAAGTTGACAAAAGATCAATTAATCGAATTATTAACTTCAAACGAAGAAAAATAAAATGGCACTTTCTGGAATTACAATTAACAGGGGACAGGGTGGACTCGGTCGTCCATTAACAACAAAAGACCACGTTTCGGGGTTTATTATGCCATTCGTCAACGCGGACCTTCCTTCGGGATTCAGTACTTCGGACAGAATAAAGATTATTTATTCAATCGCTGAAGCGGTGGCGTTAGGTATTACACAAGCGGGGGCAACGACGAGCCTTTTATGGTATCATTTAAACCAATTCTTTAAGAAACAGCCACAAGGGAAATTGTACGTTCACTTGATTGATTCGACAGCGATAGCATACGACGAAATCGAAACGTTACAAAATTACGCGGGCGGGGAAATTAGACAAATCGGATATTATGACCCGTTAACGGCTTTCGCTACGGCTACATTAAACACGTTACAAACAAGCGCGACGACTTTAGAAACTGAAGACAAACCACTTTCCGTAATTTACGCGGGGGATTTTCAAGCAGTAGCAACGATTGGGGCTTTACCAGATTTAAGGGCGTTAACGAATAAAAACGTTTCTGTTTGTGTTGGTGAAGACGGCGCGGGGGCTGGTTCAGCTTTAGCAATATCGGAAGCGGTTTCAGTTACTTGTATCGGTGCTTTATTAGGATCAATATCTTTCGCCCAAGTTCACAGAAACGTTGGACATATAGCGTTATTTAACCAGGTAGACGGAACGGAATTCGACGAACCAGCGATCGCAATCGGAACGGGTACTGTTTTAGTTAAAGACCAGGCAACGGCTGGATTAACGACTTTAAACGATTCGGGGTATATCTTTTTAAAGAAATACACAGGAATCGACGGGAGTTATTATAACGACACGCCGACGTGTATCGCTTCGACTTCAGATTATGCGAACATCGAAAACAACAGAACAATAGACAAGGCCGTTAGAAACGTGCGCGCTTTATTGCTTCCTTTCGTTAATTCGCCGTTATACGTTAACACGGACGGAACATTGACTGAAGACGTTATTTCGAACTATAAAAACACGGTTAAACAAGCTCTGGAACAAATGGAAAGGGACGGCGAACTTTCGGCGTTTTCTACGACGATTGATCCAACTCAAAACGTTTTAACAACTTCGAAAATAGCAGTTTCGATAAAAATAGTTCCTGTTGGAGTTGCGCGTGAGATTGAAGTAAATATCGGTTTCGCCGTTAGTGTTTAATTTTTAAAATTTAAAGAAAATGGCAGTACCATTAATAAACGGTCGTTCTTACGACTTTACGCAAATAATCGTTACTATTTTGGGCGTTCCTGTCGCTTCAGTTTCGAAGATTACATACAACCAAAAACAGGAAAAAATGAATAACTTCGGCCAGGGATCAAATGCGGTTTCTAGGGGTCAAGGAGTTATTGAAGCCGAAGCGTCAATCGATATTTCAATGAATGATATCGAAGCAATCCGCGACGTGGCGCCGAATGGTTCACTTTTGAACGTTCCCGCGTTCGATATTACGGTTTTCTTTGGTAACGCGCAAAAACCAGTTACACACACGTTAAAAAATTGTGAATTTATTTCGGACGGGGTGGATGCTACGCAAGGCGACACGGACTTGAAACAGTCATTCGATTTAATCCTTTCACATATTGACTTTAGATAAAATAATTATTTAATCAATTAATTAAGCCGTTCGTATTGGACGGCTTTTTTTGTATCTTTGATTTTAATTAATTTTTAAGTATATGGAAAAGGAAAACATTATCCCGCAAGGGGCAAAATTCGAACTAGAAATCGAGGGGAAAAAATGCTATTTGAAAGGTATTTCACGCCCTGTAATGGAGCAGGCTCTAGGTTTAATTATGCCGACAAGTGGCGCGCCGAGATTAATCACAGCGGGCGAACTTATTTTAAACGCTTGTTGGGTCGGTGGGGACGAAGAAATTCGCAAAAACGACGACTTTATGACGGAAGCCTGTTTAAAAGCTGTTGAACTGATCGAAAGAAAGGAAAGTTCGTTAAAAAAGCTTTAAGCGAATTCGAAATTAATATTAATGAAGACAACGCGGACGAATTTCGAAAAATGTCCGCTTTGCTTCGTTTTCATTTTAAGGTCGATCCCGACACGTTGTCGGATAACGAATTCGCTCGGTTATGGTGGGACCTTGTTTATTGCTTGAATTTTGACAATAAAAGATACAACGGAACAGAATAAATAAAACATGGCACAAAATCGCGAAGAATATATAATTAGCTTAATCGATAAGGGCGTAAAGTCTGGATTAAAAGACGTTGCAAAGTCTGTCGAAGACGTTCGTTCGAAAATGGGCGGTCTTCAGGATAAAATCGGAAACGGTAATTCTGGACTAACGGGCGGGTTTTCGAAATTGACTTCTTTAGCTATGCGATTCGGGGCCGTTGCTGGGGTTGGAATAATGGCAAAGAAAGTCGTTTCGTTAGGTGCAGACATGGAACAAACGCGCGTCGCGTTCGGGACCTTTATGGGGGACACGGAAAAGGCCAACGTATTAATAGGGAAATTAAACGAATTCGCGAACTTTACGCCGTTTGATAACGCAGAGGTTATAAAGTCGGGGAAAATGCTTCTTTCTGCGGGAATGGCTTCGGACGAAATTTCGACAAGTTTAAAAACTTTGGGGGATATTGCTTCGGGGGTTGCTATGCCGTTGGACGACCTTTCACAGATTTATAGTAAGTCGATGAATAAAGGGAAATTACAAGCTGAAGAATTGAATCAAATTTCAGAACGTGGGATCCCGTTATTACAAGAACTTTCGAGAATGACGGGCAAATCAACGGCCGAAATTTATAAACTTGCGGAAAGTGGATCCATTACTTCGGACGTATTAACGACCGCGTTTCAGAACATGACGTCTGAGGGCGGAACGTACTTCGATTTAATGTCGAAGCAATCCAAAACTTTAGGCGGTAAATGGTCTACAATGGTCGGACAGCTTCAAACGATAGGTATAGCAATAGGCGAAGCCTTAATTCCCGTATTGACCCAATTAACAGAGTTCGGTCTTAAAATAATTCAGAATAAAAAACTATTAAAAGACATTGGAATCGTCATCGGGATAGCGACAGGGGCTTTCGTGGCGTATAAAATTGCGGTCGGTATTTCGGCAATTGCGACGGGTGGCTTTTCGTCCGCTTTCGCTGTTTTAAATGCTGTCATGTACGCGAACCCTATCGGTTTAATTATTGGCGCGCTTGCGCTGTTAACGGCGGGCGTTATTTTAATAATTCGACATTGGAACGAATGGAAAGACACGATATTCGGTTTTATTGACGTCATTATGTTATTATTGGGGCCGTTAGGTTTTGTTATAACGTTATTTAAAAAAATATATCAATCCTGGAGTAAAATAAAAGAAGCGTTCACGGGTAAAGGAATAATCGCGGGGATTAAAGAAATCGGACGTACTATTTTAGACGCTATTCTCGAACCACTTCAGAAAGTAGCGGATTTTTTCGGCCTTGACACGATTTCGGAAGGTATTAAATCAATACGAAAAACGGCGGGAATTGCGACAAGTGGACCCGCTCGAGATTACGCCCAGGACATGTATTCCGATAAACAAACGGGGACAATGCTTCCTGTTACTAAAAAGAACGGTATTCGCGGAATGTTAGACACTTTCGCCCCTGTCGCAAAAACGACAGAAAGAACGAAACGAACGGCGGACGGTGGTTTTCAAATAGATAAATTAGGGAAGGACGGCAAAAAGTCGAATATTAAAAGCGGACTTTCCGAAATTAAAGCGGGGGCGCCGAAAACGTTTAATATTCATATCGGATCACTTATCAAAGAACAAAATTTCGAAACGTCAAAAGATATGACGGACTTATCGACAATAATTAAAAACGAAGTTTCACGAATTTTATTAGGCGTTGTAAACGACGTACAAACAACTTAATTATGACAGTAGGAAGATACACAATTTCGGGGTCAGTTTTAGGGCTTGTAAAGCCTAAATTATTTCGTCCAGGAAAAGGAATTGAAAGCAATAAAGAAGACGAGTATAAAGTCGGGGAATTGATCCAGGACGAAGCGGAAAGAACTTCTTTATTCGGGACGCCTGTTTTTTCGAATTTAGAAATTAAACCGTTTAGTTACGATACTTTAGACGGCGAAAATATCCAAATTTCAAACGGAATTATAATCGACACGGTTATTTTTACCGTTACACAAACTAAAAACATTATTAAAACTCCGATACAAGGACGAAACGGGACAGTTAAAGAATACGTTTCCGACGGGGATTATTTAATCGAAATTTCGGGCGCTATCGTTTCGCCAGATCGAACCTATCCACAAACTGAAGTAAACGAACTAATTCAGATATTAAAAGCGCCGATAGCTATTCCAGCGGACAGTCTTATTTCTGAGTTTCTAAATTGGTTCGATATTCATTCGATAGTTATCGAAAGTTACGATTTCCCACAAACTGAAGGAACACGAAATCAACAGGAATTTAGAATTTCAGCAGTTAGCGACATACCCGTCGAACTTGAAATCGACGAATTTTAATTATGAAAAGGCTTCAATCTAAAATAACGATAACAAGCGCGGAAAGTGGATCCGTTACGACGTTAAACTTTACGAATGAAATTTCTATTTCATCGACCTGGAAGAAATTCGTCGACACTTGCGAAATAACAATCCCGAAGAAAATCACGAAAGGCGGTCAAAATATCGTTGTCGGTCTGTCTTCTTTGTTTAGGCGTGGGGATAAAATAAAAATAGAATTGTGTTATTTTCCCGCTGAATTGGAAACGTATTTCGACGGTTATATTTCCAGGGTTTCAATGGACGCGCCTATTAAATTATTTTGCGAAAATTCGGCCTTCTTATTAAAACAAAATACCGTGACAAAGTCTTATAAAAGCGTATCATTGAAAACCTTACTTTCGGACATTATGCCGACGGGGATAACGTTCGAAGCCGTGGACGCTGAACTCGGACAATTTAGGCTGTCAAACGTTACGCCTTTACAGATATTAGAGGAATTACGAAAAGTTTATTCGTTGGAAGGATTTTTCCGCGACGGGGTTTTTTATTGCGGGCTTGCATACGTTCCGAAAAATTCAAGGGTTTTTAATATTACCAAAGAAAGAAATATAATCGATAATTCGTTAACCTGGCAAAACTCGGAAGACGTTAAAATAAAATTGAAAGCTATTTCCATGATGCCAGACAATTCGAAAATTGAAATCGAAGTCGGCGACGTTGGGGGCGAACAAAGAACAGCCCATTATTTTAATCTTTCAGAATCGGAATTAAAAGCCGTTGCCGAAAGGGACATTATTAAATATCGTTTTACGGGGTTCCGTGGCGACTTCGAAACGTTTGGAAATAAAAAGATCGAACACGGCGATATTATAAATTTAAGGTCTTACAAGCTTCCAGAACAAAACGGGGCGTACTTCGTTGACGGTATCGAAACACGCTTCGGAATGAATGGATTTCGTCAACGTGTAAGTTTGGGCCGAAAGGCTGTTTCTGGGACCGACTTTTCAATTAACGATTTACAAAACTTTTAAACATGGACGAAATCGGAAAAATGCTTCGAAAAATCACGGAAGACAAATCCGCGGAAATTTATTCCGTTGTTTGCACGGTTGAAAGCGTGGACGAAGCAAAAAGAACGGCGGACGTTGCGCCAATTAACGGAAACGCCGAAATATTCGACGTAAGGCTTCAAAGTGCTTTAAACGGCTCGAATGGGCTTTGTATTTTTCCCGTTATTGGATCAGTTGTCATTGTAACGTTTTTAAATAAATTAACGGGATATGTTTCTTTATTCTCGGAAGTCGATAAAATCACGCTAGATACTGAAAACGAAATAACAATCGACGGCGGTCAAAACGGGGGGCTTGTTAAGGTTAATGATTTATTGAATAAATTAAACACAGTTGAAAACGATATTAATAATTTAAAAACTTTACTTTCGGCCTGGGTTCCTGTTCCAGCGGACGGGGGAGCGTCATTAAAAGCTGTTTTAGGGCCTTATTTCGGTCAAACGATAACGCCGACGTTATTAGTTGACATCGAAAACGATAAAATAAAACACTAATGGCAACATTTAAAGGATTGATTTTTAAACACTTATCAAATATTGTGAACGTGAACGATGCAAATATGAAAACTTTTCCCTTTCCCCCCTTATCTATATTAATATATATATACTTTTATTTATATATTAATGTACACACGTTCACACTAGAAGCGGAAAGCCCGTTTTTATTGACTTCGGAAACGTTGCCGTTAACGAAATCAAACGTTCACGCTAACGTTCACACGTTCACACTTTAAAATTTTACTCATGGCGACATTTACAGATATTATTACAGACGCGGACGGGGACCTGGAAATCCTTAACGGGGATTTATTTATTAACGATTCGGATTCGCAACATGTCGAAATGATTTTAACGGCCGACAAAGGGCAATTCCGACAATTTCCATTAATGGGGGTCGGGCTTCGTAAATTCGTAAACGGGCCTTTTAGTTCGCAAGCGATTAAACAAGCAATTAAACTACAATTAGAAAGCGACGGATATAACGTTCG